CTTTTGCTCGGCCTTCGACAGCGGCTTGGCGGTAGGTTCGGCAGCCTTGTCGGCCGCCTCTTCGACACGGCCCGTGGCGATCAGCACCTCGATTTCCTTGGTGCCGATCTTGAAGTCTTCAGAGTCGAAAACTTCGTTCGGGGCTGCGCGCTTGTCGTCAGCACCAATGATGGTGCAAAGGGCTTTCAGTTTCATGGCCTTGGCCCTCCCGATTAAGCGACGGTTGCGACGAGGGTCGCGTTGTAGCGGTACGGCACCATCAGTGGCGATGATTGCGACAGCAACAGGCGAGCGCTCGGGTCTTCCTTGGTCCAGGACTTCACGAACTGCTCAGCAGGGCGAAGGTTGTCCAGGTCCATGATCGCACCGTAGTGGCGAACACCTTCGACGCCACGACGATCCGCCATGATGACGGTGTTGTCCGGCATGATGTTGGCCGCTGCGCCGCTGTCGTCCGTGTAAGGGTGGTTGTAAACCCAGACAAAGAAGTCGCCGAGTACGCCCTTGAACTGAACGCCTTCAACCTTGGCGCGTGGGTTCATGTCCAGGGTGGTTCCGTCGCCGCCCTTGTAGTTGCGGTCAAGCAGCTTGGCGAACGACGCGTCCTTCTTGAGCAGCTTCCATGCCTTGGCATCCATGATGATGTCGGTGCCGCCGTAGCCGGATTTGTCCAGCAATAGGGCCGACCAGTCTTCGAAGCTGTTCGACTGGCTGGTGTTGGCAGCGTCGTCCCACTTTGCAGTGGTGGTCAGCGTCACGGTCAAGGCAGAGTCACGGCCGAACACGACGGTCGCATTGACGCCTTCGCCAACGATGGTCTGGCGTGCTGAGCGGATCGCTTCGGCTGCCATGACTTCCAGGCGACGGGTCAGAATGTCGCGCTGGTTCTGGATGGATGCCGTCAGGTTCAAACTCGCGCGCTCAGCCAGCGACAACTCGCCGCCAATCGCTTCACCAGCACGGCGTTTGATGGCCTTCAGCGGGTTCAGGATGCGCAGATCCTTGATGTAGGCCGGCTTGAACGACTTGGTCGTGTAGCCTTCGTCCTCGACGAGCTTGCCCTCGCGCAACGGATGCACGAACGGAGCCAGACGTGGCTTGCCTTCGACGCTGTCGAAGTAGATTTCTTCCTTGTCGCTCAGCACGACCTCGGGGAAGAACAGGTCGAGGAAGAACGTCGGGATCGGGCGAACTCGCTCGACAACGCGGTTCAGGTAGCCAGTTGCGTAGATATCCATGATGTAAAACCCCGATTAGTTAGAAACGACAGGAACAAGGAAGATCGACAGCGGCTCGAGAGCTGCGCGCGAACCTGCCAGTGTGCCGCCGACGCCGTAGAACACCTCGGTGTCGTTGAACGCGCCGGTCACGTAGAAGATCGTAGTCTTGTCGCCTGCGGTCGCGTCGACATCTTCGGCCAGAACGTACTTGGCGTTAGCATCGACGGTCACAGCGCGGAACTTGCCTGGCGAGCCAGAGACTTCCAGGATCGTGCCGCGCTTGAGCACGCCGGAACCCGACAGAATTACGCCAGACTTTGTCTGGATCGGGAAATTGCCGGCGATCAGGTTGTCAGGAGCATACGTGCCCTGAGTCGTGATGCCGGTAGGCTGAAGATTTACGTCCATGATGGTTCCTCCGGATTACGAAATGACGCCGGCCTTGCGGGCGGCTTCAATGGCCTGATCGGCTGCTTCGGCTTCGGTCAGCACTTTGCTGTCCTTGGCTGCAAGCTGGGTCGGTGCAACGACTGCGGCCTCGGTGCCCTTCAGGCCGGCCAGTACAGCGGCGGCAGGATCGGCAACAGCAGCGGCGCCGATGGTGCCAGCGCGTACTGCGGCGAACAGCTTGACAGAGGTACTGTCGGCGGTGGCCTTTGCGTCTGCCTTGGCGTCAGCGATGATCGATTCAGCGCCTGGCATCATCAGCGCGTCGATCGACGTGATGCGATTGCGCTCAGCGGTTGCGGCCTCGGCGCGTATCGCGTCAAGGTCGGGCGGTGTAATCTTTGCCACGGCCTGTGCGCCAACTTCGGCGACCAGATCGGGTCGTTTTTCCGTCAAGGTGGCGACGGTCAGGCTGGTGAAGTCCATTTGTTTATCTCCATTGGACAGTGCGGTAAAAACTGATTCATAGGTGCCTATACCGCTAATCATTCCGCGCTCTAGCGCAGTTTTGGCCGCAAATACAGCACCTTGCCCAAACAATTCTACGACTTTTTCTGCCGTTGTGTTGCGATTTTGTGCGACGGCCCCAATGAACACTGCCTCAAGGTCGTCCACGAGCGCTTGTACTTGCTTCGCGCCAGCCTCGGTGCCTGGGTCTGCGTTCTTGTTCTGCGCGTTCGATGACACGAAGCGATAGGACTTCTCGCCAGCCTTCGCGTCGGCAACCCGCATGCCCATCTGCACACCGATGCTGCCGATCTGCGCCGTGTCGGCCGCGACAATCTGGTCCGCGGCGCTGGCGATCCAGTAGGCGGCGCTGGCTGCCGTCCCGGAGACAAACGCGACGATCGGCTTTGTGCCGCGCGCTGCCGTAACCATCTGCGAGAACTCGCTGGCGCCATCGACCTGCCCGCCAGGGCTGGCGATGTTCAGGATGATCGCCTTCACAGACGGATCGTTCAGCGCCTCGGTGAAGTCGGTCGCCAGAACGTCGTAGCTGGTGGCGCCGGAGAACATCGTCATCAGATTGGCTTTGGCGAACAGCGGGCCCTCGACCGGGATCGTCGCGACGCCTTCGCGCACGCTCGTGACCTGCGTATTGCCTAGCGGCCGGCCGAGCTTCGCCTCGAGCGCCTCCAGATTGCCGGCGTACTCGTGCTCGCGGATTGCGATCGCCTCGATCTGCTCCAGCGCGTCTGCGGTAATCGCCCACGGCTTGGCCAGTACAGCCTCTAGTGCTCGTTTCATGCGGCCTCCAAAATATTCAGCAGCTGGTCTGCTGCGGCGGCCGAAATATCGTCCGTGGCGACCAGCTCATTGATCAGGTCGCCCATAGCCTGCGCGCCGTCCTTTTTCTTCGACTGAACTCCAGGCGTGGGAGCGCCCTGCCCGGTCGCGTCGATCTCGGGTGGCGTCAGGCCGGCGTCGTCCTCGGCCTTCTTTTCCTTCTGGCGCTGCTTGACGGTCCGGTCGAAGTCGTCGCCCTGCTCGGCGCTGATCTGTTGCTTCGACTTGACGCCAAGCGCGTGCCAGACGGTCGATGCGTTGGCATCCTTCAGCGGGTCCAGCGACTGCATGCCAGGGCCGATCCACTGCGTGCCGAGATACGCTGCGCGCTTCATCGGATCTTCGAAGTAGCCCGGAGCGGACAGCATGCCGCGCGCCACAGCCTCGTCGATGATCCAGTTCCACACCGGCTGATTGAATTGTGCGTTCAGGTCGTCTCGCTCGACCAGGTACATGCGCCAGGCGTCCTGCAGCGCCGCACGGGCAGCCGAGTAACTAGAGTTGTAGCGCTTCGTCAGTACGTCACGAGGGATGCCGAGCGCCGAGCCAGCGTAGGACAGAAGAGCATCGCAGAACGGCTCGAACGCCGTATTAGGGCGCGTCGCCGTGGCGACCTTGATGTCCTCGCCGGGCGCCAGGTCGACGATCATGCCCGACTGCAGCTTGGTCAGCGTGTTGCCCTTCGGCACGATCTGCTGGCCGCCGACCATGCCGGGGATCGCGTTGCCGGTCAGCGGGCTGACTGGCGCACCGGACGTGACGAAGATTGCCAGCATCGCGGACGTGACCGCCGCCGAGACTTCCGCCTCGGTGTAGCGGCCGACCTGCTTGAAGAGCTCGACCACCGGCGCCAGGAACGGAACGCCGCGGGTCTGGCCCGGACGCAGCATCGTGGCGACGTGCAGCATCAGCGGCTCGCCGCGCTGGTCGTAAGCGGGAATGTAGGTGAAGTCTCGCGACGACAGCGAGCCAGTCATGCTCTCGCCCGGATGGTTCTGCTGTACCCAGTAGCCAGCCACAGCGCCGATCCCGTCGAACTTCACGCCAGCACGGATGCTGTCGTCCATCGACTTGTCGCCCGGCGTGTCGATCCGATCGGCCTCGATCATCTGCGTACTGACGGCCATGACGCGGCCTGGGCGCTCGACGAACCGGCGCATCACGCCGATGTCGCCGCGCTCTTTCGCCGATCGATAGACGAGACGCTGTGCCTGCCAGAAGTTCAGCCGGCCGGAGATATCGAAGTCCTGCCGATTGGCGACGAAATTGAAAATGCGCTCCGCGTCGCGCTCGAACTTCGACGCTGCCTCGGGTGTCAGCTTGAGGTAGTCAGCGTCGATGCGCGACTGCGGAACGATGCCGGGCCCCACGACGCCGAGCACGGGAACGCTGATCGCACCAGCGGCCAGCGCTTCGTTGCGGATCAGGTCGCTGGATTGCTGGCGGAGCGTCTGCAGATCGCCGAGCGTATCAA